GTCCAGTCTGTCTCTTCTGAGGAAGTCTATGTGCCTGAGAAAGATGCAACCTTCGTCAAGTGGGGTTACTTCTCCGATGTTTCAAAAATTATCAAGTCGGGTATGTTCTTCCCGATGTATGTTGCTGGTCTGTCTGGTAACGGTAAGACCATGATGATTGAACAAGCCTGTGCGCAAGCCAAGCGTGAATATGTTCGCGTCCAGATTACGCCTGAGACTGATGAAGATGATTTGATCGGTGGCTTCCGTCTGTTGAACGGCGAGACTGTCTTTGCAAAGGGTCCAGTTATCAAAGCCATGGAAGCTGGTGCCATTCTGTTGATTGATGAAATCGACCGTGGTTCTAATAAGTTGATGGCTCTACAAGGCGTTCTTGAAGGTAAGCCAGTTCTGATTAAGAAGACTGGTGAAGTCATCCAACCTGCGCCTGGGTTCAATGTGATTGCCACTGCGAACACAAAAGGTCAAGGTGATGAAAACGGGCGCTTCATTGCTGCGACCATCATTGACGAAGCCTTCCTTGAGCGTTTCAATGTGACGCTTGAACAGCCCTATCCTTCTGTTTCTGTTGAAAAGAAGATTGTCGCTAACCACATGGCAAAGTTCGGCACTGATGATACAGTGTTTGCCGAGAAGCTGGTAGACTGGGGTCAAGCGATCCGCAAGACCTTCGAAGACGGTGGTGTCGATGATATCATCTCTACTCGTCGTCTGTGTCACATCGTCCAGACGTTCTCCATCTTCGGTGACCGCAAGAAGGCCATCGAACTGTGTGTGAACCGCTTTGATCCAGATACTCGTGCTGCTTTCATCGACCTCTATGAAAAGCTGGACGCAGAGGTTGGCGATGACGCTGCAGCTAACACTTCTACCGATGGTGTCTATAACTACGATGATAGCCCGTTCTAAATAAAGTAGAGGCGACTTTCGGGTCGCCTCTTCAAAATCTAATGAAAGAATTATGATGAAGTATTTGAACTTATCACTTGTATTTATGGTCATATTTGGCTACGGTGCACCATACGCAAGTATCGCTCTTGTGAGCATTGGTCTACTATTTGCGACAACTTACTATTATCTATCATTTCAACTATTTGCAGGACTAAGAGTGTCTCATATCGTAGCTAAAGCCAAAGAAGAGTTGAAATCTTCTACGCTATCGGTATTCATTAATATTCTTGTCGCAACTACACTTTTCATTAAGACGCCTTATGAATATGTTGCGCTATTTTTAGCACCTTGGTTGTGTATCACGCTTTGTACAATGCTTTTGAGTTGGCTCGTTTATGCAGAGATCATAGAGATCAAATCTATTGATAAGAAGTAGAAACATATAAATAAAAGTGAATTATGAACATAGGAGAACCACGTGCAAAAATTTACTTCATTCTTTCGAGATTTGGACGAGCAAAATACGAATGAGCGTTTCAATTATATCTTTGAGCAATTTCAAACACTAGAAGAAAAACTAATTACATTCGGCGGTAAAGCTTATCCTAATTTCGGTACCGTAGTAATTATGGCAGGCGGTGCTGGATCAGGTAAAGGTTTCGTGAAAGACAATCTTGTTGGCGTTGAAGGCAAAGTGTTCGATGTTGATGAACTGAAAAAAATTGCATCCAAAGCACCTCTCATTAAAAAGCGTGTGAAAGATGAATTCGGTGTCGATCTTGAAGACCTTTCAAAGAATTTGAAGGATCCTGATAACGTTTCAAAGCTACACGAGATTATAGGTGATGCGCTTGATATTCCCGATGCTCGATTTAAACGATTTATTACATCCGTTCTATCAGCAGCACCTGATCGTAAACCAAATATCATTTTTGATGTAACACTGAAAGACCTTCGAAAGCTCGAAAAGCTAACACGTCAGGCAGCTTCATTGGGATATTCGAAAGAGAATATTCACATCGTTTGGGTTGTGAATGATATCGAAGTTGCACTTGATCAGAACGCAAAACGCGACAGAACTGTCCGCGCAGATATTCTAGTCAACACGCATCGAGGTGCGGCTGCAACAATGGCAGACATTATCAATATGGGTAACAGTCTAAAGAAATATATGGACGGTGATATTGTATTTGCATTCAACAAAATCAAAGTCGATAGTGATTTACAGAAGTCTGAGAAGGGTGGATCATATATTACCGATGCAAACTATTTCTATGTGAAGAGACAGGGTAAAGCTGCAACACCTCAAAAGAAGTTGTCAACTGATCTAAAGAATAAAATCGCTTCTTATGTACCCGCCGGGATCTCATGGGCTGATTGATGCCTATCTTCAGTAGCATCAAGTTGTATATTTTTGCAGCGATATTTCTTTCAGTGATCACATTAGGTGGTTCTGGTGTTATGTATGTGAGAGGCGTTATTGCAGAGAACAAGTCTCTTGCGCAAGACAACATCTCTTTGATTAACTCCAATTCTTCACTGCAAGAGGCACTTGATGCTACATTAGAAACACAGTCAAGACAGAATTTGATTAATTTGGAACTTAATGAGAAGCTCGGTGAGGCTGAACATAGATTGACTGAACTACGAACATTATTCCTTGATCATGATCTAACGAACTTGGCACTCGAAAAGCCAGGTTTAATTGAAAGGAGAATAAATGATGCTACACAAAGGGTTTTTGATAGTATCGAGTCTGATACTTCTCGCTAGTTGTGGAAACATAAGTGAACCTAAGATTGTTACGAATACTAAATTGATTGAACGTAACATACCTATTCAACCCAGACCACGAGGCGTTGAATTATCAGACATCACATGGCGGGTCGTAAATCAAGACAATATTGCAGATTTTTTGCAAGACATGACATTAGTGCCAGATTCATTTGTCTTTGTTGCACTGAGTGTAAAAGACTATGAAAAGATTTCACTAAATGTCGATGAACTAAGACGATACATCTCACAGCAACAGGAACTTATCCTTTACTACGAATCATCTATATCTCCATGAGTGATAAATCTGCGGAAGATAATCAAGATGAAACGAAAGCTGAGGAGACCTCAAATCGTCATAAGAAGTTAAGTCGCGAAGATACACACAGAAGATATGATAATGGATAATACATTATGATATTTGCTATACTCACTGGTATTCCAGCAATATCCTATCTTATACTTATGTTTTATGCAGTAATCGTTAGCACATTCTTCGAAAGACTAACTGGCACAGTTTTAATAGAATATCTCGTTATTCTAGTGTGTGTCACATTTGCAACTATTCTAATAATCATAAAAAAGAAATTGACAAAATCACCAGAATAGTGTATAAATGTACTTGTAGACGTTGAAACGATTTGACGACTGAGCTGGACCCGGGTGCGACTCCCGGCATCTCCACCATAAACACATTGCACATTTAGTGTGTTTTTGATGGGGATGAAGCAGGTATCGACAGGCAGGATAGAAGAGTGGAGTTTACCGGATGATCGCGTATAGATCAACTAAACTAAATGCAAATGAAAATTTCGCACCTACAGGCTATGCACTCGCTGCATAATTCTGTTGGGCATGGACACTGCCTAGAAACAGAAGTGTGTCCCGTGACTTAACGAAAGAAGTCTAGGGTATGGGTTCCACCCGATAAACTACGGGCCCACTCATTTTACATACACAAAGGAATACATGAATGAAAAATATTATTTTGAGCGCAGTTGCGGTTTTTGGTCTATCTACTGTAGCATACGCTGGTGACATTGCAATGGTTGGAGAAGCAGAATACGCATTCGATGCAGAAGTTCTTAACGTAGAAGCTGGTGCAGAATATACTGTAAACGATTTTACTTTTGCAGCAGTAGGTCAGTTTGAAGATACGCAAGCTACAGACATTGATTTTACTGGTGTTGAACTTCAGGTTGGTTACAACTTGACAGACACTGTAGTCACATTTGTGCGCCTAGAGACAAATGATGATCTTGACCGCACTGAGACAGTTGTTGGAGCATCTTTCCGCTTCTAATCTATACTGATAGGGTTGGACGCCTAAAATAGTCCCGTGAGGCGCCATGGTTAGCGCCTCAAATTATAAATATAAGCGTCCAGAAGGAGGCTTACATGCACGATTTTCAAGCATGGAAAAAATACCCAAAGCATCATAATTGGTTCAACAAACTATGGCTGTCTGAATTATTGAAATACAATTGTGGTCCATGTGGCACTTCGCCCGATGTGGCAGGCAATTACATAGTTAGACCGATTTACAATCTATCTGGTATGGGTGTTGGATCAACTATAAAGTATCTGACACCAGATGATTGTTCACAAGTACCACCAGGATATTTTTGGTGTGAAGTTTTTAGTGGGATTCAATACAGCGCGACATACACCTTTTTTCATGATACGAATCCGAGATGGAAACCATTGAAATGCTGGGAAGGTGAACGATCAAGTGATGAAATTTTTCGTTTCGAGAGATGGAAAAGATCGGATCATTTTCCGAATGTACCTCGTTTACTAAACGATCTATCAGATGTAAAACTTATAAATGTTGAATTCATAGGCGATAAGGTTATCGAGGTTCATCTAAGAGATACGCCTGATCCAGAGTATGACGAGATAATACCTATTTGGGAAGATTCTAAAAAAGACATTGACAAATATGAAGAAATGGGTTATACTTATCAAAACTCGTATGAAGATGCTGACGGGTTCTTAAAAATACCCAGAATAGGGTTCATGATAAAATGAGAGGTAATGATGATAGTAAGCACATATTTCAAAGAAGATTCTTCAGGTCCTAGGGCTGAAGTTCATAAAGACGGTAGTGGATACGCTATCCACTATTACGATGCTTCAGGTGAAAGATTGAAAACAGAATCACACGCAGGCAAATCTGTACACTGGGTTGAAAGCGCAGCAGAGAACTGGGCTTTAGGGATTAAAACATTAAATGGCTGATTTAAAAATCGAACAGATTCATAAAGAAGTATCCAAATACGTGTGTGCCGATGTATCATATATTGATGCACTGGTGTATTATGCACAGAAACATGATATGGAAATTGAGTTACTCGGCGAGATGATTCGTAGATCAGCCATTCTAAAATCCAAAGTTAGAGATGACGCCGAGAAACTAAAGATGGTAGAAGTGTCGAAAAAGCTTCCGTTTTAACATGGGAGTATATTCAACGAAAGCTGCATTTGATGTTTATGTGTACTACCTAGCACTTAAACGACACTTCACTTCGGAATACGATTTTTTCAAATACAATGGAAAGGTGAAAGCAAACTCTCATAGTTTTGAGAACCGAAAAGACAAGTTCTTTTTCTACAAGCTTTCAAAGATGCCCAATGCTGAGCAACTCATTCTAGCAAACTTGCTGGAAAATCCTCAGATTTGGGTAGGCGATTTAATTGAAAATAAAGCACATGAAGTGTATCAACAATGGCTGAAAAAACAACAGTCTCTTACATATGTCTTTCGTACAGACATATCGGAGCTTGATCAAGACGATCCAGATAGCGACCTAATGACGAACGGTGATCATCCAAATCTACTTCGCCTATATGTCGCAGACAAAATTTCTATCGAAACATTGGTTATCTTAGACGATGTTCTAAACTTTTTTCCTTATTGGGAGAAAAAAATTCGTGACAAGATACTATGGACTGATATAAATAAACGTGTTAAGAAGTATAGACCTTTTCTTAATTATGATAAAGCGAAAATGAGGAAAATAGTTCTTGACAAATACTCAAAAATATACTAATATAAACGAATACATCGCAATACATCGCTCATAAAGGAGATACTATTATGGCAACATCTTTTTCCGCACTCAAGAAGCAACGTTCAAACAGCTTCGACAAACTAAACTCCCAACTTCAAAAAATGACTTCACCATCGGGCAATAGCGACGAAGGCTATTGGAAGCTTGAAGTTGATAAAGCAGGCAACGGCTATGCTGTTATTCGTTTCCTACCAGCACCAGAAGGTGAAGACATGCCTTTCGTTCGTATGTGGGATCATGGATTTCAAGGTCCAGGCGGATGGTATATCGAAAACTCTTTGACCACTCTCGGTCAAGAAGATCCAATCTCGGAATACAATTCAAAGCTATGGAATGAAGATGGCTCAAATGCTGCGAAAGATCAAGTTCGCAAGCAGAAGCGCCGCTTGAATTTCCATGCAAACATCTATGTTGTTCGCGACTCTACAAATCCAAGTAACGAAGGCAAAGTGTTTATGTATCGCTTTGGCAAGAAAATCTTCGACATGCTAAACGATGCAATGAACCCTCAGTATGAAGATGAATCACCTATCAACCCATTCGACTTCTGGGAAGGTGCAGACTTCAAATTGAAAGCGCGTAACGTAGAAGGTTACCGCAACTATGATAAATCAGAGTTTTCTGATCTTGCGCCATTGAGCGATTCCGAAGGCAATGCTGTGTCTGACGAAGAGCTTGAAGGTGTCTGGAAGCAACAGAAATCTCTGCAGGAAATCGTTGATCCTAAAAACTTCAAATCTTATGATGAACTGAAAGCAAAAATGTATAAGGTTCTAGGGCTTGATGGTGGCGCTCCCGCACCCAGAAATGCTGCCGAGGACGACGAGCCGGAGATGGATTTCAAACCAAAGTTCGGATCACAAGATGCGCCGACAATGAGTGAAACGCCTTCTCCGGCAACTAATTCTACTGCTGATGATGACGATGACTTGTCATTCTTCAAAAATCTAGCAGATGATGACTAAGTTGACGGTCTTGCTGACAAGTTCAGTGAGATAAGAAAAGAAAAGGGGCGCTTTATGCGCCCTTTTTTATTAGCTACTATCGGGTCTCATTCCTATACCATCAGTACCACCGGTAACAATAACAGGCGCGCTTGTAGACGTGCTATTATTAATTCTATCACCCGTTCTATTGTTGTTGACAATAATTGCTTGACTGCTGGATGCTACCCCTTGAGACAATGCAGATTGTTCAACAGTTGCGGTAACAGCGGATGATACAGGCACATTCAATGAACCTCTAAGCATCTCTATATTTCTCTTCGCACCATCATAATCTATTTCGGGTGAAGCGAGACCCAGAATTTTTGTGCCAAACCAACCACCGTCATCGCCCATAATTGCTGCTTCGATTATTGGAACCGCATCCTTTAAATCGTCAGCAAAACCTTTAATGTTAAAATTCGAACCATCAAAGTTCACTGCCTGAAATTTAGTAAGATTGTTAGCAATTGAACCTAACGCGTTTGCACCTCTCGTCAAAGCATCCGCTTTATCAGCAATGGTTAAAACCTGCTCAATTGGGCTTTCGTCACCCGTTAAAAAGTTTAGTACACTTGATCCGACATTGGCTAACGATGAACCCAATTGACCTCCAGCGAATTTCATCAGACCATCTGAAATATTACCCATTGCTAATTTAAATGTCGCGCCATCACCTGAGACCCCATCAGTTATGCTCAATAACGTGCTGACTTCAGTTTTGATTCTGTCAGCAAATCCCTGATTTTCTCCACCGAAAAACCCTATTATACCTTGTGTCGCGGATGCACCACCCTCAAGACCTTTTCCTAAAGCAAAGGCTGCGAGACCCGCACCAATGCCCGTCATCGCTGATACGAATGTCTTTGTGTCGGCTCCAATACCATCCAATTGCGCAATTGACAAAAACGTCTCGACTTCGCCTTTCACTCTTTCCGCGAAAGGTTGATCACCGTTGAACATTTGCAGTCCCTGAGAAACACCCTCTGCGGCTTTACCTGCACTGAAAACAGCCAATGCCCCGCCGATGCCTGTCATTGTTGCCACTAGGGCTGCAGTATCCCAGAAACCTAAAGTCCCAATTGACAGCAATGTCTCTACGCTGTTTTTGACTCTAGACGCCCAATCGTCTTCTGTTGTGAATTGTGACAGACCTGTTGCTGTGACGCCTGCGCTAAAAGCTACGAGACCCGCGCTAATAGCACCCATGGTTAATGCTATACCAGCGGTGTCGATAGCGGATTTTGTGTCAATCGACAATAGCGATTCTACGCTGTTTTTGGTTCTATCAGCCCAATCGTCGTCTGTTGTGAATTGTGACAGACCTGTTGTGGTAGCACCAACACTAAATGCGAGAAGACCTGCGCCAAGAGCACCCATGGTTAATGCTATACCAGCGGTGTCAATAACAGATTCTGTATTAATCGACAATAGCGATTCTACATTGTTTTTGACTTTAGATGCCCAATCGTCTTCTGTTACAAATTGCGATAGCCCCGCTACGGTAGCGCCAGTACTAAATGCGAGAAGACCTCTACCAAGAGCACCCATGGTTAATGATATACCAACGGTGTCAATAACAGATGCCGTATTAATTGACAGCAAGGTTTCTACATTGTTTTTGACTTTAGATGCCCAATCGTCTTCTGTTACAAATTGAGCCAGGGAGCTCGCTCCAGCACCTGCGCTGAATACAATAAGCCCAGAGCCAATCCCGGCAAGCGCAAGACCAAGCGCACCACCCTCCTTTAAGAACTCTGTGCGACTTTCATATCCTTCGCCGATACTTAAAAGAGTTTCAACGCCATCTTTGACACCCTGAGCATCAAAGTTTTCCATAACTTCAGCTAATCCGAATAGAGCTACGCCTATACCGCCAGCAGCTACGCCCACGCCAAGACCTGCCGCACCAAGGCCTGATCCTAGAGCGCCGAGACCGCCAAGCAGCCCCATTCCGCCTCGACCTGTTGAACCTTCTGCTTGAGCGCTTGCGGCGCCGCCAATAACCCCTAAGCCTTTTTTGGATTGTGGGTCGGCATTCAACGTATCTTTGACATTATTTGCTCTGATCTGCTCTTTCGTGGTTTCCTGAAAACGATTGAATGATACAAACAATTTGTCCATGCTTCTATCGATACTTGCAAGTGTGTTATGGTTTTTTTCCAACACGTCTACCGTTTTAGCGGTATTAAGCTCAATTTTCGGTAGATTGTCAGCCATTTAATGCTATCCCTTTTGTTTCGTTTTTTCTTCCATCTCTTTGATGAAATTAACTAACATTGCAAAATATACATCACGTTCATACGGCACGAGGTTCTCGATTTCCGCTATAGAATATTTATGATGCTGAGCCATGGCAAAAATGATACGATAATAATCTGCTAGGCTCATGTGGGTCATACTAATGTAAAAAAACCCAGCAAACCCACAACCTCCCTAGATATCACATCTCCAGAATTTGATTTATATTCAATAGTGTGCTTCAAAACTGGGGACGTTTTAAAAAAGTTCTGAATGTCGCTCATATTTTTTGAGCTAAAAGATTCAACAAACTCTTCAATCTCTTTGTCGCTATAGTCAGACAGACTCAACAAGTTTTCCCCGACAACGACTTTATCAATCGAATATTTTATCCCGCGAACAGAAGAGGAATCTTTTGACATTTTTTCGATTGATTTTATCGATGGGTATTTCATAGTGATTGTGACTTCATCATTGAGAACTATTTTGTTACTATGTGATTCGTCAAAAATCACTTGCACATCATCCAGATTAACTTCCGCAAAATATTCAACATCTTCCTCTACAATCTTCAACTTCAAAATGTTGTCGATTGATTTAGACCTCATTTGTAAATATAAATATTCAATGTCAAATGACGCCAGATTATCAACATCAACATCGTCGATTATGCAATTCGTCAAAACCTGCTTGATCGCGGTTACAATCTGAGCACCATTTTCAGCTTCAGCAGCCAATAACAAAATTTTTTCTTCTTTTACAGTAAATTGCCTGAATTTAATATCAGATCCTGATGATGGTAGTTCTACAGTAAAAATAGGAGATGTAATCTTTGGTAATGCCATTATATTTTTGCCTCACGTTATTAAAATATTCTATCCAAGTTCTTTGACAAGTTATCGATACGTGTAAATTGGTTAATCGCGTCTTGTACACTTCTGGGTCTTCTAATGTTATTTATAACACCTGCAACC